GCACAGCGTACCGGCAAGAATCTGCGATTCGTCAGTCAGATCCTAAGGCGTGAGTCCCTCTGTAGGGAGGACTTCATCGCGAACGGATCAGAGGACTGCGAATCTCTGCAGAAGAGATGGAAGGAGTGGTCGGCCATCGAGGGCCAAAGGTTGAAGGGGGAGGCTAGGTTCATATTTGCGAACGCGATCAAGGGTACCAAGACCTTGTTCGACGAACCATGCTCACAAAAGGATCCTCTCTTTAACTGTGACGTCCGGGCCGGCCGGGTGGCGAAAGAGGAGTGGTGCGACCGAGCACTGAACAGGGGGTCTGCTAGGCCTGGGAAACCAGGGCGGACGGAACCTGCAGTGCTGCTTGACATTAGACGGCGCACGCGAAGGATAATGGGAAGGAAGTGGTTTAGGGGGAGAAAAGGAGTATACGTCCCTGATCAACAGGGATGTTTGGAGATGGAGCGGGGATTGGGTGGCACCCTTTCCGTACCGGTCGGCGATCCTGGCTCTTCTGAGGAGAAGGCCAGAAGATTCTACGACGAGCACGGGTACGGCACTCAAGATAAGGGCCGGTGCGGCGTTCACGCCGCGCTTGAAGACGGCCACCAAATCCCAGAATCCGCAGAGGAGGCGGCATATTGCCGCCTTGGCGTGGCCAAGCAGAAGGGCAAGTTGAGAGTGGTGACTATGCAGGCTTCCATTGCGAAGGACGTTCTACGTCCTGTCCATGAATCTGCCTATAACCGACTCTGCAAACACCCCTGGCTTGTACGCGGCGATGTGAAGAAGACTCATTTCGAAAGTCTTCGATCCGCCTCCTCTGGCCTGGACTTCATCTCCGGGGACTATGCTGCATCGACCGACAATCTGAACTGTGACGCAGTTCTTGCCGTGGTCGAAACTCTTGCAGAGTCCCTACCCCTTCGTGAATCGGAGCTGTTCGTACGCAGCTTCAGAGATTGTTGTGTTGTGGAAGGTAAGGATAGGTATCCCGTTGTTAGAGGTAGTATGATGGGCAACCTCGGTTCTTTTGTGGTACTATGTATCCTGAACCGAATCTGCTTCGAGCGCGCTGTGCGGCTCGCCGGATATGACCGGCATCACCCCTCTATACTCAACGGAGACGACATTCTCTTTCCGGGTGAGAGCGGTCTTTACTACTCCTGGCTTCACTGTACGAGTGAGGTCGGGTTCGTTATCAATCGTAGTAAGACCATGAGGAACAGGAAGTACGGGGATCTTAATTCACAGACTTACAATTTTAGTAAGTCGAGAATGGTTCCCAAGCTCTGCTTCGGTTTCCTCGGCTCTGACTCCTGGAAAGAACCTGTTGGTTCCCTCGCCTCCCCGCTCTTCGATCTCTGCCGCCAGATCAAGTTTTCTACTGCCACCTGGTTACTAGTGGCCTTTCCGATTAGAAAACT